AAGTGCCTTCATACCTTCTTTACCGTATTTCTTTTTACCTAAGTATGCTTGTAAACCGCTTTCATCTAGATCTTTATCCGCATCATCTTTTTGTGCGGCACCACCATAAGAGTGACCTTTGATCTTACGTGAGGATGATTTTTCATCCGCATCGTCACCACGTTCTGCACGTTCATCTTCTTGACGATCTTTAAGTGCTTGTAGGCGTTTGCGTTTAGCCACTGCTTCCTTATCTACCTTAGCTGGTTCGTCATCTTTAGCATCTTTGGCCGCAGATTTCATAGTCTCTTCAGTATCGCCATCTTTGTCGAGATCTAAGAAGTCTGGTTTGGCCTCTTCTTTGAAGTTGGCAAATCGCTCCATTAGGCTCTCTGCTAGTTGTTCTAGGTTTTCTTCTAATTGGCTATCACTCTGTTGATAGGGGTGTGGCTCAGGATATTTTGGGTCATATTCTGGTGATGTTGGATCTGTTTTAGGGTTATAGTTTGGATCTGTGAATCCTTTTTTTGGATCCGGCGCACTTAACTGAAATTTACCTTTTTCAATTTCTTTTGCACGTTGCTTGTGTACGGCACTCATTTTTTCATATTCTGGAAACATTAAAATATATTTTTTTACTTTTGGACTCATTAATGCATTTACTACTCCATCATAGCTAGACAAAATATTTTCAATATTTGCAACTTTTCGTTCTTGATTCTGGTCGCTACCTAAGTATGCTAATAACCCATAGGCTTGATAATCATAAAGAGCCAATGGTTTACCAGCAAAATCTAAAGTAATCCTGTACGCACCGCTATTAAATTTTGCCAGCATGTCATTGAAATTATAGATACCTAATTGTGGGTCTCCTTCTTTGTATTCCTTAAGAAGTTCTATACTTTCTTTCAACATATCTTTCATAAGTTTATTCTCTTTTTTTTGAGGTGCAAATTGCTGTCCTACTGCAACGCCTATAGGTGCTATCCCACCAACATTAACCGCTGATGCTTTAGCGGCTTTTTCAGCTCTTTTTGCTGCAACTTCATCAGGAACACCAACTGTTAATGCAACTTTACCCCCAACTTTACCGCCAACTGCAGGTTTTTTGCCTTGTGTCGGAGTATATACTCTTGCGGGTTTAGTTTGAGCAGGAACTTCATCTTGTGCTGTCGTTTGTGCCGGAACTTCAGCTGGTGTTTGCGCTGGTACTTCACTAGTAGCTGGTGTTGGCATCCTTAATATCGTCGCAGAAGGTCTAGCCGCTGGAGCTGCGGTTGGTGCTGCCGCTGTTGGTTGTGCTGTTACAGCCGGAGCTGGTGTTGGAGCTTGGACTGCAGCTGGTTTGGCTGTGGATATTGCTCTAACCTTGGCATCTAGATCAGCTATTTTCTTTTCTTGTTCGTCATTGGCCGCCTGTGCTTTTTCTAGTTCTTTGTTGGCTTTGACCATCTGGTAGGCAAAGGCTTCCAGGTCGCTGGCCGCTGTGGGTCTCTCTAGTCTAGCTTTGTTTAGCAATTTAACAATTTCAGGCTCACCTCTGGCGATATCATCATCTTTTTGATCTTGTGATTTTTTAGCTTTTGCTTCAGCTAGGAAATTTTGATATTTTTCTTCTAACTGTTTAACAGCCTCAGTTATGTCATGGGGATCCACACTTTCATATAAAGGTTCAGCAGAAGTGCTGATAGGATTAGATTTAGATCCAAGCCCATTGAGTTTGCCTATGATGTCATAGATATTATCGCTCATTATTTCTTGGCCTTAGGTATTTTGTTTTGATTGCTGCCCACAGGACTCTTATCACCTGTTGGCAGTTCATTAGTAGTCTTGGCCGCTGGTGTCTTACCACCTTCAGCTTCTGCTAGTTTAAGTTCTGTTAATTCTTTAAGTATAGTATTAAAGCTGGCATAAGCATCACCGGCTTTCTTAGCTTCTGGATTGTCTTCGTATGGTTTATCTAGCACAGCTTCACCTTGTGCATATTCTTTGATATCGCTTGAGTTATCCTCATTCCAACGGCGTTGTTCTTCTGGATGATTTGTAGGAACTACTACGATATTAGCCTGTGCGATTCCTGCACGTTCTGCGATGATAGTACGTAGTTGATATTCGTTGCAGGGATAGGTAAGCACAGCATCCATGAGGTATAATTCCACCGTACCATGATTTGGAAAATCCACATCGCTTTCTTTCAGCGGCAAACGTTTTGGTTTGCCAAGGCTTTCTAATCCATAAGCGTCAAGGGCTGACTCCAACATGGCTAATTTTTCCGCTGGATCAGTATTAGCGATCTTAATACGGAATTCGTAGGTCTTTTGGCTTTGTTCTAAGTAGTTTAAAAAGTTTTTCATACGTTTAGGTCCTATATTTGTTATTTATCTTGTTTGGCGGATTTAGCTCTTGGGCTTATCACCCAGGATCTGCTTCAACAGCTCGTTACGATCCAATACCACGGCTTTACCATCGGCAGCATCTATAAGTTTATCACCGTCAGTTTTAGTAGTTTGTGAGTCTAAACGTGCCTTTTTCAGCTGAAGATCGATCATTCTTAGCTTCTTATCTAGCTTGGCCTGTTTAGCTGTAATAGCATGTCCTAATAAGGTTCCTGCTGTGGCTAGGATGTGTCCGCTAAAGCGTGCTTCGACGTTCATGCCGAGATCTACCAATGTTTCAAACTTCTCTTTGGCCAAATCACTTAAATCATCTAACTCTTTATCACTAATGTCTAAATCATTAACAAATGGCAAGGCTGCATCAATTTTGTCAATTGCGTGATCTACTTCTTTAATGATAGCACGGTTTTCTTCAATGCTGGATTTAGCTTCTTCTGGAGTGGATTCTTCAGGTAGTGGTAAATTGAATAGTTGGCTTAGTTTGTCTGTCATAATTGATATTTATCTGGCAATTAGTTCCATGATATCTTATATAATTTGATTTTCCGCCAATGATTTTACCACAGTGTTGACAGATAAATTTTGGTTTAGGAATTCCTTTTTGTTTTAGACTAATCCGGGCTATTGTTTCTGCAGATTGTGTTCTTCCATACATAGGATTATTCTTACCTTGTTTAATTTCTGATTGTTTTTTTCTTAGTTTCTTCTGTATGTTTTTTGTTTAAAAAAGATGCGTAGGTTTTAGAAATTCCTTTAAATCGCAATGATGCAAGTTTTTTATTTTTTTCTGTACAAGGAGTTCCTTTACGTCCTTTCATAATAGCAGATTGTTTTCTTTTTTGTTCTTCTGATTTAGGTACACCTTTGTATGTATTAGATAATTGTTTTCTTAAGAATTCGTACATCTTAGAAGTTGGAGCATACCTGTCTCTATTACTAATATTAGTCATTTGCCAGGCGGCATACGCCATACTACGTTTAGCTTTCCCTTCTGTCATTTTTATTAATAATAAATGGCATATAAAATGCTCACGTGCTAATAGTCTGACTAAGTTATCAATAGAATTGTCACCATCTAAACTTTTAGGAATGATGTGATGTTTTTCTGTATAGGTATCGGTTGGTAATGTTCTTAATTTTGCTTTGTTGACGATATTAAAATACCATCGCGTGTATTTGTTGTCAATAAATATCATTGCTGACATAGTCCTTTTATGTTAGAGTAGTTGGGAACGCCAATTCCGCGAACTACACTTCTATTTATCATTAAGCAATCTATTTACCGCTTATGATTCTTGAAAATATCAAATTCCGTAACGACGCGAAATTTCATGTTATTAGCTTTACACCACGCATCCGCAGCTGCCCACTTGGCCATGTTCATGGCTACTGATAATTTATCGCGATAACTGCGTGCTGATTCCATAGTAGTTTCTGTTGAGGGTTTGACTTCTACTAGTTCAGTATGTTGCTTACTATTAGCATCTACGTAGACTATAAGGAAGTCTGGTACATAAATAGTCTGTTTTCCGCTTACTGGATTGAAATAAGGTATCTTAACGCTTTCGCTAGTCCAATTTAGCACAGCCGGGTTGTTATCACAGAAGTTCATAAAAGCAAATTCCCAACTACTACGATAAGTGGGACTGCGCTTGCCCATGTATTTTTCTGGGTTTTTGACTAGGAATTTTCCGTTAGCGTATTTGGCCATTTTATGCTAGGATACTGCGTTGTACGTATTTGTTTACTGGTGGGTTATTAGTAATGCCTAATAGGCTGGTATTCACTCGATTTTGATTCAGCAACACCGTTAGAAACGGAGTGATTTCATCTTGTTCTACGGTATATGAAAGATAGAAATAATTATATTCATATTGATTGTTACCCAAACTAACTGTTTCACGCTTGTAGTTTGACACTGCTCTAATCTGTATGGCTTGATCTAGATAGGATTTAATTATAAATTGATCTGGATCTTCTACGTCTATGGGAATATCAAATTCAACTGCACCTATGAGCTCAGTATCAATAACAGATTCTATAGTTGGTGCAGTGATGTTTCCGCTAATCGGAGCATCATTGGCGGCTAAAAATGGCATACCTTCTGCTACATACACTGGCGTTTCTGGAACTACGACATCTTCTAGAATGGGCATACCGCTAAGGATAGCATCACGTTGTATATCTATTACATTAGCATTAAAAGTAGGATTAGCGAATGTAGTTTGTACAGTCAAAGGTTGATCTGTAGGTAATTCTGCATAATATGATTGATAAAATGTCTTGGTAGTTGACAGATAAAATAACTGTCCTACTTCATATTCATTCTTATCAGCTACTATCTGATCAAAAGTCGTATATGTATCTACTACCGATGAAGCAGGAATAGGAGTTTTAACTTCTACCCTGCGACCTGCTTTGAGTTTCCTAAATTCATCTATGAGGCTCATCGGGTCTAGGCCTTGGCTTAGGGCAGTATAGATTACAGTTGCAGCCAATGTCCTACCAGATTCCACATCGCCTGTGACTGATTGGAAATACCCCACTACCGCGTCATTTATACCTGGGCTAGTAGTAAGCAGATCTTCAAAATAGTTGTTAAAATATTCTGTAGTGGAATTGATATTGGTATTTGGTGGTAAATTTCCGTTAGATGGCATATCTATTCCTTAGACTATACTGCGTCCTTGATTGCTAGACGGGATTTGTGCATTTTGAGAATTGATATTAGTTCCAGGCACACCACTAGGTATGGCACTTAGAGCTTTGGCTATACCTTGATTGACCTGACCCGCTGTTGGTACGAAAACCGTGCTTAATGGATTGCGCCCACTTAAGATGTTTCTACCTAACTGTGTAAGTTCTGCTCCGCCAACACGTTTGATATCTGTATTTTTAAAATTATTTGCAGTACGGAATCCACCTAAGGCCGCGCCTAAGAAGTTGCCATTCTGCAGATTAGTTATCACGTCACCAGCACCTTCTACAAGTCCGCCAGGACCAAGTATGCTGGTAGTTCCGCCGCCCAATGATGTAAGTGGACTTGGGCTATTATCATAATGTAATGTACTGAATCCAAGCACCGTTCCTTCGCTGACCGGACCCGTAGCATACTGCACTGCTTCATAGGCAAATGTCATAGTATGCTCCATTGGCACATATTCGCCTGCGGTATGTTGACCGTGTTGGAAACTGGTTATAGTTGGTCGGATTAGAGTGTAACTGCTGAATGATTTTTGATGCAGGCTGTAAATCCTAATAGCGTTGATGTAATTCTGCGTACCTGTGTTAGTTAAGGGAGTATATCCCCAGCTCTGCTCTTGGCGTTTTTTGTATTTGTGGTCTTGATTGTAAAGTGGTTCTTGGTGGTCAGCATCTCTATAATAATATGAATAGTAACCATACCAAAAATCTCGAACGACATCTGCACTATCGTCATGGAATGTGATACTTAAAGGATCATAGTTAATTTTTTCTTGTGCTATGTTCTTGCGATTATAGGCATTATAGGTTTTAGTTGAAACTGAAAATCTTGGCAGTGCTACATTCTTGGCCATCAGGCCAATTTCAATCTGGCTGTTCTGATCTACTTGAGCTACTACTGGATTAAGGTCCATGAACACATGGTAAACTGAGCCTACCTTAGGACTTAATCTATATAAACTGTCAATGAATGTGCGTGAGGCATGTTGCCAGTCGCGTATCTCATCGCCTGTGGCTAATTGTCGTAAGAATTGGTTAAAGAATCCAGCCATACTTTCCGTCCATTTATATTATTTATCGATAAAAAAAGCCCGGATTTAAACCGGGCTTTGAAGTGTTTCATCTAGATTAACCAGTGATTACTGTACCAAGTGTTCTACCTACTACTGTTCCAAGACCTGTGCCAATTGGAGTTTGGATAGCATTGTCATAACGGATAGTTAGAGCGATAGTCATTGGTTCGTTTTGAGCATAGTCAGCATTTGAATAGTCTGTGTTAGTTAGATAACAACCATACATTTCCCATGTTTCAAGCACTGTGGGCTCGCTGGCACCGTTACCACCATCAAGAACTTCAAATCTTGTTAAGAACTTGTAATCAATACCTGAACTTGCTGAAGCCTGTTCCATGAAGTCAAATTGTTTCTGTAGCTGTTCACCAACACGTTTAGCAACTTCACCGCCTGCATCATCACGTAGGGTAGTAGTGACAGGTTCCCAAGTTGGTTTACCAGCTAGATAGACTTTGCTGTTATAGATAGGAATAATCATTTCTTCAAATGACAGCGTTGGACGTTTAAAGTCCATTACCTGTTTGGTTAATTCAGTTGTAGGTTGGCTTACACCAAAATTCTCAAAGGTCACGCGGAAGCGGAACTTGAGCTTAGGCATCAACAGACCTTGTGCTGTTGCGCTCTGATTAGTGCTTAGGGGTACCGTAAACTTGCTTAATGATGCTGTTGCCATCTTATTTTCCTTTTAATACTTTATAGTATTTAGCTATTTTTCCTTTGCGTTAAGGGAGTGTTGTCACTCCCATTAACTGCGTATATTATGTTACTGTCAAGCTAGCACCAGTGTTGACGATCCTTACTGGAATGTAAACGAACTCGATAGCTTTGACTGGTTTAATTGCGATATCAACATACAATTCATTGCGATCAATGCGATCTGGTGTGTTGTTGGTTGTATCACAAACCACTAGATAGTCATACAAACCACGTTTAGCCACTAGATCATTTAAGACGCTTTCAAATGCCTGTTTGACTTGATTACGTGTGATAGTATCATTTGGTTCAAATATAAACGGACGAGCCACTGAATCTAATACCAAACGCAAGTAAGCTATCAATCTAGCCACGTTAATACGATCCATCGCTGATGTTTGTGCGCTACGTGTTTTCTGACCGAAGGCCACTAGACCAACACCTGGTAATACTGTCAATGGGTTGACTCTGTCTGCATACAATACATCACGTAGGCCTACAGTAACACCGATTGATTTAAATAGGTTGCCGTCATTTACATCAATGTAACCAATGCTGGTAGCATTGTCAATCAATCCACGACGTACACCAGCTGGTGCAAACCATGGGAAGCTGACGTTATCTGAACGGATCATTGTGCGTAACATCATATGGCTTGGTGGAACTACCACGCTTTCACCACCTAGATCAGTGGCAAGACCACTTGGATAGTATACACCAAGGAATTCACTGTTGCTGACTAGGCCATTGTCACCATTGTCTAGTGCCAGTGCTGTATTTTGTATATAAGCCTGTACTCTATTGGTGTTCAGCGTCAACGGAGTATCACCGATAATGAACGCTGTTTGTTTGCGATCATTATTTAGAGTGATCATGTTTTGTATCAGCTCTGGGTAACCTGGGCAAGCGATAATGTTGTACTGTGTT